TGCAGGGTGCCATCACCGCCATATATTTTCCCCATGGAAAACCCGAAGATATGTTAGACGGTGATGAGGAAGTTTTGTACCAAACTCAGAGCGAGACGCCCTCTTTCTTAGGTTTGTCTTCTGTGCTGGCTGCTTTCACAGCTGCCATAGTTTCTTACACCACGAACAAGCAAATGGACCCAGTCTCTTCTATTACTTCGGCCATCAAGGTCATGAAGCCGCTAGCAGGTGGCTTTACTACGGCATTGGAGGCTGCCAAGTTCATGTTGCAGGCCCTACCAGTCAGTATTCAGTCTCATTTGAGCACTGCTTATGGCTGGAATTCTCACTTGGATTTCAGACCTCGGGATTCTAAGAATTTTGAAACCATTTGGAAGTTGGTTGCAAGAATAGACACAGACGAAACTTGTCTTTGTGAACCCTCCTTTTTAGAGGAGTACCTTCGGTTGTACGATTGGTTGACCACCAGCACTGTAGGCGCTTTACTTCAGAGTGACTCGCTAGAGTCAGTGGTTTACAAGTACACACGTGCTTCCATGCTTAGGCACTTGGACGTCGTGCGTTCTTGTAAAGCCGGTATGAGCACACAGCCCATGCCGGTTGCTGTTTGGCTCCATTCCCAGGCATCTGGGGTTGGAAAATCGACTTTAGTTAGAGCGATAATGTCCTCTTTGTTTCCGGACCAAGAACCAGGCAATTTGCTTTACACCGTCTCTTCTACAAGTTATTGGGACAATTATTTTGGTCAGAAAGCCGTTCTTTATGACGACAATCTACAAGGTAATGACCCGGTTACAAGACAGAGGCTTGTCGACCTTTTGCAGTACATTAGCCCAAATAAGTTCACGGTTGATAAAGCGTTTAAGAAAGGCGCTAGCTTTACGAGCGAGGCCATCTTTTGCACTTCTAATGCCACAGTTGAATCCGTCGCCCAAGGGAAATTAGCCAACGCTGACGCGTTCATCGCTAGATTCCACAGGAAAGCGGGTTTTAACATCCATTGCATTTTAAAGCCTGGCTTTACCTTGCAGGATGGTAATTGTGACATTGACAAGCTTAGTCAACAGTCGGATGAATTCCAAGCGAATTTCGAGCATCTCGAGTTTCGGATTATGGCGCCTCAGGATAAGAGGAGACCCAACGAACGTTCTTATTATTCCAGAACTTTTTGCGAGCTCGTCAATCAACTGAAGGGCGCCATACAGTTTTCTCAGTCAGAATACCAACGCTTGGAGCGGCTCACCGCTAACGTGACTAAGATTCATTCTGGAAATGATATAGCCGAATCGAAAGCTGATTTGAAGGTCATGGAAGTCAAAAAGGCTTCAAGGCCTGACCGCCGTCACGGTGCTTCTAAACGGAATCAGAGATCACGTCCGAAGAAAGCTTCAAAGACAAATGTGAGAAGGAATCAGATGTACAAAGCGTACACTGAACCGTCCACGAGTCTTGTTCGTGAGCCACCCAAGACCTTGCCATGTGCCGCTACTTTTGAATGCCAGATGGCAGTGAAGAACAGGGGCAAGAGACGCGCGAGGGCTGATAAGAAGACCCCCCACATTTGCTTGGACTTCAATGCCGGTGAATGTAGGCGCGTTTCGTGCAAATACAGACACGTACCCATCAGTTTGGACGATTTGAATGACATGGAAATGGAGTATATCAAAGATTTTGCTCGCAAGATCAATTTGATTGACAACAAGTCCGCTGACATTCCACGCTCGGCCACCGGCTCGGACAAGGAATGGTGGATCACCGCCATTGCTATTAAGCTGGGCCTTTTTGACGAGTTCAGTAGCGATCGAAGAATTTCTAAAGACGTGCCACCGCCTCCAACGGCTTTGCGCGCCGATAGTTCTTCCTCCGGCTCCGAGAGTTCTCGCAGGATTATTCGTGCCGCTCGGGCACGCAATCGACCATTGCGTTCTAAGGAAGAAGAGGACTCTTCTGAGGAGCCCGGTGTGGACCCAGCTTCCGACACAGTGTTTATGGATAGTTCAGATTGTGACTATAATACTTTCATCAGCACATATTGTGCTGCTAATGAACGGGGAAAAGAGCATGATCGTGAGACTAACTTTAAACCCGATGGTGAGACACACTTGCCTCCCGTGGAGGAGTTCCTCGACGATAGTTATTGGAACCAGTTCATGGCTAGCGATGTTTTTGAACCGATTCGGAATTGGAAGGAAGTGGCAGCCAGAGCTTACTC